GAATTGCATGTTCCAATAAAACAAAGATTGTCCTAAGGGTTTTAATAAATAATCGTCAATATTTTTAATTACTGTTTTAATACTTAAAGCTGCAGCACCCATTAACATTGACATACCTGATGCTGTTCTAGTTGTAGATTGTACACCTGTTGCTCCGTGTGAGTATGAAGGTATACCAGTTGCTTCATCAGCTAACTGTCTAAACTTATCAAACATCTGTAAATTTTCATATGCAGTATTAGGAAACTTAACTCCATGTACTGCTTGTCCTGTTTGCCCACTTTGTCTTCTAAATATTTTACCAGGAAATACTTTCATATCTTGACCTGGAACTAACATAGTTTCATCTACATCAAATACTAGATTACCTGCAAGTGCTAAATTATCAATAGCCATTCTTGCATGACCATTCATAACCATTTGTGAATCTTCCATATTTTCAGGAATACCTATTCCAAAAAATTGATATGGATTTAATTCATAAGGACAAACTAAATAAGGTAATCTTGTAGGTGTAAATGGGTTTTCAACCATTCGTAGTACTTTATTACCACATATCCATACATTAACATGTATAATATCTGAATCAGATTCATATGATATACCACATTCATCTGCAATTTTTTTATCTATTATACCCCAATATTCTAATACTTCAAATCTATTTTTATAAATAGTTTGTATATTTTCTCTATCATATAGTGATGATTCAAATCCTCTTGTTTGATAATTAGGTCCTTCTTCTAAACAATGTAATACTGCTTCCCTATCAAACATAGGTTTATCTGCTAAATCTTCAAACTGTGCTTTATTATATGAGTGTCTTTGTATTACATAATCACAATCATGTATACTTGTCGCATTTGGATCAGGATAAAAATCCCAACATGATACAGCTTCTATACTAGGAATAACTTTCTTTTTAATGGCATGCACTCTTTCTACATTACCTTGATCATCTTCTGATGTAGAAAATAAATTATATTCTTTTGTATCTGTAAATGGTCCTTTTAAAATACCAGTGCCTAATAATGCCATTTCAAAAAATACATGTCGCATTATTGTAATAGCTCTACTTTCTTCTAACTGATCATGTATTAATTTTTGCATTTTCTCTGCAGCTATTCTTGCAGGTTCTATTTGAGGACCACCTATATTTGATGGACCATCTTTAAATCCTAGACTATCATATTCATTATTTAAATTTTGTATTAACTCATTTACGGTAGCACCAGGTGGTATTTCAATACCATCACCTTCAAACCCATAAGGACTTTGTAACTCTTCTTGAGGTTGCTGATTTTGTTTTGGATGTAAGTGTGCTCTTTCAGATATATTTTCAGGCACAGCTGTAGGTGATATACCTAGAGGAAATTTGCCTTGAGAAAATAATACTTCAATAATTTGACCAAATGAAGCAAGAACTTTAGTCTTTGTTATTTTAACAAATACTCTAGACTTTTCATTTTCACGAAAAGCAGTTTCAGGTCCATATAATCCTCTATAGTTTCTGTATGCTTTTAACCATCTTTTTTCATCATAGACTTTAGATGTCTCAGCTTGTTGAAACTTATTTCGTATTAAACCAACTAAAGGATTCCCCTCGGCTTCGTAGCCGCCATTAGTTTTTTTCTCTTCTTCCATTTAAATTAGTAATCTCTTTCTTCAGCCATTCTAAAGATTGCTGGATCTACTTTTGATTTTGATTTACCTTTTGCATCATTGCCATCACCAGACATATCTCCTTGTTTTACTTTTGAATTAGGATCTATTGCCATTGGCTCATTAGGTGCTTTTGGTGCATCAGGTGCAAGCTCTCCGTGCATGTATCTTTTCATCATTTGGGTTTTCTCCTTTTTTTATTTTTATTTTTTTTCTTATTATATTTCTTTTTTCTTGTACCTGCATATATTACAGGTATAAAATTACTTTTAGGTCCAAGACTCATTAATAATCTTTTTCATCAGCCATCTTAAACAAAGAATCTTCTACATGCTCTGAACCTGATTTAGTTGGCTCAATTACATCATACTCAAAAGGTTGGTATTTTTTTGGTGCATGTTTTGTAAAATCAATATTAGTGTGTTCCCTATTTGGATTTTTTCCATCAGGTGCATCACTAAATTGACCTTGTTTGACCTTTGCTTTTGGATCAAATTTTGCTTCCATTATATCTCCTATATTTTTATTTTCTTTATTGAAATAATATTTTTAGTAGGTATAGTTGTATAACTACCACCTTGTTTTATTTCTTTGTTATCTTCAAAAGAATAATCAGCCATCAATATTGTAGATTTAGAATCTTGTTTAATTATCCATCCTACACTACAACATACAGCTGTTTTTGCTTTTTTGATATCTATTATGTCAGCCCAACTTGACTCACTGACAATATCTTCCCACCACACTAAACTTAAAGTATAAGGGAAATTTTTTTTATTAGTTTCAGGTATTTTTATTTTTTTTGACACCCTTTATTTTTCCACTATTCTCCATAGCATAAAATACGGCTTGACCTTTTTTCTTGCCGTATTGTTTTACCATAGCTTTTTTAATTTTTTTACCTTTTTTATTTAATGGCATTAATATCCAAATTTATTATCTGCTGCATAAAAATCATTAGTAGATATAAAAGTTCTAAATCTTTGTGCATATTTAGGATGTGTTGGTCTACTCATACAACCATACCTTAATGCATCATAAGCATGATCTTCAGCATTAGTGTCTACATCTTCAGGGTTTTTATTATCTGTTGGTAATGTTCCTAAAGTTCTAATTAAATTATTACAAGTTTTAAATATTCTTAAACCTGGTTCATTATCTTTTACTGATAATCTTTTATGAACTTCTAACTTACCATTAATTCTACTTTTAGGTGATCTATCTGATGGTCGCCATCTACATCCATTTTGTATCATTGTCTCTGCTATACTTGGACCTACATCACCTCTTTTTGCCCATGTACTAGAATCTAATACACCATAGTGAATATACTCACCATTTTCTAAACTTAATACTTGTCTTGCAAAATAATCAGCTGTTACTTTTTTAGTATATAATTCTCTATAAATCCATAAATTATTATTATAATCCACAGCAAACCATAAAACGCAAGCAGGAGAAGAATAACCCCAGTCAGCAGCACGAAACTTATACCAACCTCTAGGTATTTCAAAAGGTTCAACCACATGGGTTGTTTTACTAAATTCAGGAAAAGCTGAGTCTTCGTAGGCATCCCAATCTCCATCTAAAAACTGTTTACGTTGTACTTCAGGTAAAGATGCAAGCATAATGTAATAATCATCTGTCTGCATCAAATAGGGATTATCTTGTAACTTAGCTGGTATAAATCTTCTACTAATATATTTTTTTCCGTTGGGTGTATCTATCCCTACTTCAAACGCTGTATTTGGTTCACCTGGTTCTACAAACATTTCTCGTACCCACTGTGAACCTACATTGCCTGGATTACCTGTAGCTCTCATGTGTATGATTGACCTTGGTATCTCAAAGCGTCTGTCATGTTCTCTGCGTAACCAAACTCTATCTTTGCCCCTGACGGGAATCGCCACTCTTTTTCTTGTTCTCTCCATTTTGCACCTGGAAATGCCTTTGAGTATAATAGTTGAGACTTTTGTATTAAGTCTCTTAACTCAGGCATTGTTCTCCTTACTAACAGTGCTCTGTGATTTGCATTAGAGCAATATCGAAGTGGATCTACTAGCATCGCATATGATTTACCACCACCTCGTGCACCACCATAAAATACTTCTCTTTCAGAAGCTGCAAGAAATTCTGTTTGTGGACCTGAATTAGGTTTAAAGATTACTTCTTGCTGGTTAATATGCTCTTGTACATTTTTCGGAGCACTATCTATTATGTCCTCTGTAAGTAGTTGTGTCTCTTTACCATCAAGTGCTTTGTTAATAGTTAACAGTTTCTTTTTGGTATTTTCTGCAGACATCTTAGCAGAACGTAGAGTTTGTTCTGCCTTTGCAACTTTCTTACGAGTGCGAGCTAGAATCTGTTTGACTGACTTCTTGGCTTTCTGTTGAATTACTTTCTTCGGTTTCGGAGGTGCTATTTCTTGCAAGTCTTTTTCTAAGTCCGACATGTGATATGTATCTTCCTGTTTTTCTATGTAGCCAAGAGGCTGTTTCTCTTAGTGAACAAGTTTTAGAATATTCCTGAGCTTGTCTAAGAGCATCTAATTCTTCTTTTACTGGTTCCAGATATTCTGGATCTTGTGATTGTTTGAAACCAAAGGGTATTGTTCTTGCCCTTTTTTTAATTTTTATTGGTTCCATTTACTTAATTAGTTGGTAAAACTTGTTCTAATAATATTTTTTTTATTCTTCTAAAAGATAAAGGTTTTTTACCTTTGTCAAACATATCTTTTTTATATATTTCATACTCATCTCTTAAGTATTCACTTAATTCTGATTTAGCAAGTTTAATAGTACCATCCTCTGTAGGTTTTTTACCTTTAGGGTGTTCGTTAGCATATGTTAAATTATTTTTGTCTATTTTCATCTTTATTTATTTTTATTGGTTCCACTAAAATACTTTTTTAATTTTTATAAAGCCTTTTCCTTTAGATGATATTCCAACATTAAGTTTTGTATCTTTATTTAATTTTTTTTGATATGTTATATTAGGATCTAATTCTGATTTAATTTCTTTAAGAGTTGTAATTACATTTTCATCAGGATTAAATTTTAATTTATCATCAGGAGTAAAAAATCCTATATTAAATTTACCTTTATCACCATTTAAAGCAGGCTGATTAGAATATACTTTTTTTCTTTCTGAATCTTTTTTAGTCATTACTTTATACGTTTAACAGGATTACCTAGTTCTTTATCACCAGGGTTACCTTCAGATGCCTCTTTATCAGTTATAAATAAATCTTTTTCTCTTTTAAATCTTTTTGTAGCTTTTTCTTTTTCAATTTTTTGAAGTTCTAAAAGTTTTTCCTTTTTTAAATTATTATTTTTATTAAAATCCTCGTCTATAATTTTTTTTAATTTTAATTTTAATTCAGGTGGAATATTAGAATAGTTTTTATCTGCCATTGTTGTCCTTGGGGTTATCTTTTGGTGGTAATATAAATATACCATGTAGAGCTTTCATATTTACATCTAGTTGGTCTTTCTTTGTTATACCAACTCTGTCTAATACTGAGTTAGCAGCTGCTAGACGAATGTTAGAGTGTGGTGTGGTCCCGTCTTCGTCTAGTAGGTCTGTTAACCGAGTAGCTGCTTTTGCAGAGTGTGTAGATAAATGAGTCTCCGCTAATTCTGTTATCTCTTTTTTGAGATTTCTAATTACCTTTGGATAACTATTTTCCGAGTAACCAGCTAATCGGGCTGCTTCTCGTGGGTTTCCTCTTGCTTCTCCGAACAATACGTCTAGAAACTTTTCTTGCATATCTGTTAAGTTTCTTTTTTGAGGTTTTATGATAGTAGAATCCATGGTTTGCATTAATTATTTCCATTATTTCTTTAAATGGAAGTTTTTTTATTTTATTTATGTCTAGATCTAGCATAATTTTTTATATTATCCGTGATGACCCGTGTTTTTTATTAAAATGTGCGTGTATGTGTGTCCTTTGAATAATATATAAGTTCTATTATAGGGATAAATATCAATTTTGTCAAGTTTTATTTTTAAATAATGCGTAATGCGACAGTATGTCAATAGACAAAATTGAATATAGGGTGTATAATGTTCATAGGAACCCACCAGGGGGCATATACACATATACTAAGGGTAAATTTACATTCTCTCTTAGGGTATTCCAGGGAATATTGTCGGAATATTGTACCCTAAAATATAGCCCAATGGTGGTTTACAGGGACACTGGGTATTTTCTGGTAATGCTATATATACTATATGGGAGAGGGGGGTGGCACCCTGCCTACCCCTTGGGGTTTCCTTGGTATTTACTTAGCTATTATTTAATTTGCTTTAGATTTTTTTGGGGTTGCCTCTGTGGTTACCGCTTGGAATTGATAAGGGTATCGTAAATTTTTGTAACTATAAATTAATTTGTTAACTACTAAATTATTTTTTAAGGCGTGCAAAAAAAAACCCCCCTGTATTACGAGGGGGGCTTTAAGTTTTTAGTTTAAATATTGTTAAGCTACTTTAAATTTTTTTCTAAAATTATCTTCAATAGCTTTTATTGTGTTGCCCTCTAATACAACACTTGTTGCATTATCAACAACCCAAGACCCATAAATATCTTTATTTATAGAATTGTTTGATTGTTTTCTTAAAGGCTCAACAATGTTCTCTAATTTTTCACCATAGTTTTTTAATTCTCTGATATGGTTTTCAATCTGTAAAATACCATCTAAAGAATTATTATTATCTAAGTATGTTAATTGAGATTTAATTGAAGATACCATTTGCTCAGCTTTATCTTCAGAGTATTCAGACTTAGTTATTTCTTCTGTTGTTTCCTCTAAATCTTCAACTTGATTTGTTTCTTCAATAGTTCTCTGTACTTTAACATTGAACAACATTTTTTGAGCAAGTTTTTTCAATACTGAAAAATTACACTCAACAAACATTTTTTGACCCTGTTCAACGCCAACTTTAGATTTATCAAAGCCGAATACAGACTTACAAACATCTAATTCTTTAATGTTTGGGTCATCATCAGTTCCAGATACTTTAGTTTTAAAAATTGGTAAAATCATAACATTTATTAAGACCCTATTATTTTTAAATTTAAAGTTTGATTTATCTAAAGAACATAAAAGCAGTGTTGGGTATGTTATTTCATTTGCTGTTGTTCTAATTGCATTTGCTCTAATTTTTTCATCAGATTTATTTGCAACAGCATCAATTTCAACATTTGCTTTTTTTTCAGCTTTAGCTTTATTTTTTTCTAATTTGGTTTTTTTCTCATCACTCTCAACCAAATTTTTTAAATCAGCTAAAGGCAAGATTAACTTATCAACTATAATTTTTCTTCTAGCTTGTAATTTGACAAGTGTATCTTGACCTCTCAACTCACTCATTATTCCTGCGTTATTTTTAACGCCTAAATAAGTGTAAATTGAGCCTGTTCCAATCTTAAATTTATTTTCTAAATTTAAGTTCACATAGTGTTCAATTAACCCAACACTAGTTTTTTCATTATTTAAAGTATTAATTCCAATACTATTAAATAATTTATTTGCTACATTTTTAGTCATTTTATTTTCCTTTTTATTAATATGAATATTCCAATAAAATTTATTTTTATTTTTAAAAATATTCATAATTAAAAATATACTTATTTATATTTATGTGTCCAATTAATTATTGATTTTATTATATTTTTTAAATTAATCGCATAAACACTAGCTTTTTTAATATAAATCAATTCATTTGATTTTAGTTAAATTAATCGCATAAACACTAGCTTTTTTAAATTATATAGGAAAATCAACACTTTTTTAATATATACCATAGGTTGTATTGCAATTTATAATCATTCTAAATTATAGGGGTATGTAATTATTAGATATCTATTTATTGCATACCTTGATTGCTACCTATGCAAAATTGACATAGCTTAATTACTTTGTTATATTATAACATTAACCAATTAAAAAAAGGGGCTACAATGGATGATAAAAAATACACTTTATTAATAGAGCAGTTAAGCAATATTAATAAAAGTTTAAACACACTTAATAAAATTATGAGTGTATTTTTAAAATTTGCTTTAGATAGTAGTAGTTTTAAATCTAAGACTACTAAAGAAATAAAAGAAACAGCACAAAAAGAAAATGAAATACTAAAGACAATTAAAGAATATACAAATTGATATGATACATACAATCTATATTATAGGTATGTTAATTGCTTTGTTAGGTTTTATACTTTTTTTATTAGCCGAAACAAGAATAAAAATAGTTGATAAAGAAATAAAAAGACAAAAACTATTAACACAATCATTTATAAAAGCAAAACAAAAATAAAAAAATGATTGAAATATTTATAAATGCACCCATTGCATTAAAAGTAATATTATTAAGCGGAATTGTGCTTATAACTATTACTATTTTTTTTGATTAATATTACCGTATTTACTTTGTCGGAGGCGGGCGGCACTTTGATATAGCTTGACATAAAAATACTTTTTTTATAATCTATGTATTAATTAAACAAAAGGATAGTTATGAAGAGTATGATGTATGTAGCAACGGTGTGGTTAATGCTTGGATTATTAATCAGTTTTGTTGCTTAAATATATGGGGGTTGTGTTAATTTGACACAACCCCTTTTTTATTGTAATCTATAAAGATAACAACGGAGTTAATTATGACAAACCCTAACGACCAAAATGCCCTAGATTTTGTAAGGGCTAGTAACAAAGCAAAAATACACAAACAAAAAAATGATGATGATAAGATACCACTAGCGGCATCAAAAAGTTATAGTTTAGAAGAATTAAAAGCTAGTCATGATAATCATTTATTAGACCATAAAGTTGAAATACTAATTAAAACTTTGAAGACTTAGTTCCCTCTAAGGTTAGCCCTCATGTCATTAGTTTGACATGGGGGTTTTTTTAATATATATTAAAATAGTAATTACCTGTTAAATTAAGTATAACCAAACTTAATAAAAGGGCTTATATAATAACAAGTTACGGGTTTAAGCCACGTTGGTTAGGCGAGTAATCGCCTAGCCTTAAAGAATTCCGTCCTAGGCGGATAGAGAGAATGTGGTGATAAAAACAAGATGTAGTATTCGCATCGGTTGCGCCTAATCTTAAATTGTATGGTAGGGTTGTCAGTGCGAACCCGAGTAAAACAATCCACATTCTTTCGTTTTTTATATGAATAAAAGAAAAGCTAAACAACTAGAATTAAAAACAGCTAGAGTATCTAAAATACTTACGAGTAAAAAAATAAAGTATCTCAATAATACTGAAGTGTATCGTGATTTAAATGAAATAGATACAATCATATATGAAATGTTAAAAGCATTTGACTCAGAAAAATAATTGTAGTATATTATAGTTCTCAACAGGGAGAACATATATGTTGGATAATAAACCACAAATAGATACCACTTGGAATCTTAAATGGAAAACTTCCACAGAAGATTGGTTGGTAAAACTTTTGTATCTTATAAGGACACAAAAAGAAACCACCCAAGAGCAACAACACGCTTTGAGAAAACTTAAAGAGTGTTGGACTTATTGGAATAGTGATTCAGAAGATTGGATTAAACACGGAATGACAATATCATTACCTAGTAATCCAAATAATATGAAAGAAAACCAAGAGGGTAACTAATTGACATACGCAATCTAGTATGTTATAACTAAAGGATAGTCAGCGAGAGTTGGCTATCCTTTTTTGTATGTAAGGGGAACGTGGGAAACCAACCGATTATTTCACAATCAAGGGGGGTAAGTATGCTAAGTACTATTAAATAAATGTGCAACACTTACTCCAACAACTAGGGGTAGTACTTACTGTCATGGGTATACAGCTTGACTATCGGTCACTACCCCTAAGATTAGTGGGCAAGGAAATTGAAGTTACTTAGCTAGTAACAATATATTACACTCCCCACTAATCACTACTTTAATCAATAAAATATAAGAGGCAATATGTTAACTAATGTAAATACAGTTATACTTCATCAAGATGAATTACATTTATTTGTTGATGATGAGATAACAAAATACAAAGCACAAAGAGGTCGTGCTTTTTTTTATAAGAAACCAAAAAGAATGGAAGTAGTTGGTGAAAAAAGAATAATGAAGTTTGATACTAAAGATAGGAAGTTTCAAGTTGATGGGACTACTGGTAAAAGACTTTATAAAAAAGGTAAGAAGAGAACCACTACACCTGATAAAAATATGCTAGTCACTGACTTAGATATTAAAGAGGGTTATAAGTTTAGAAATGTACCTATGAACCATAGACTAAAGTATTTACTGATAGGTAAAAAAGCTATGAAATTCAACTACTTAGACAAGCAAGATGTCTACCAAGTTACATTTCCACCACTTACAAGAAAGTTATTAAAAGACCTTAACGATAAAAAGTTTGAAGACTTTGAGCAAAAATAATTTGACTTTCAAATCTATTTGTGCTATAAAATAACAGAGCCTTGTTGTAAGTTTACTGCTCTTCAAAAAATCAAAACTTTCCCCAAGTCCTGCAGGGTTGTGCAGGACAAACTAAACCAACCAACAACGGAGGATAAATATGTCTACATTAATAGAGACATTAAAAGAGAATAGTCCTGACCTATATAAAAGAGCAATGACTCATGTTACTTTAGATGAGATTGAGCATATAGGTTCTGACTTTCATAAACTAACAAAGCCAGTGTACGCTGTATTAGACACAGAAAATAATAAAGCTGTACACTTACATGGTGCTACATATCAACTTGTGCCTTATGCTAAGATATTAAAAGGATTATCTGATGCATTAGAAAAATATGGTATTGGACTACATGATACTTCTATACAGTTTAATGTACACCCTGACTTAAACTATCTTAGATTAAGAATATTATTTAATGATGGTAGTAAGTTTAGTCCATACTCTATGTCAAAAGACTCAAAAGATAAATTAAAATTTGGTATTGAGGTTGTATCTAGCTATGATGCATCTATCGTATATCAGATAAGAGCAATGTTTCTTAGATTAGTTTGTCAAAATGGAATGAAGTCTTTTGAAAGTTTAGGGGAGACAGTTAAGAAACATACAACACACTTTGATGTTGATGACTCTTTTTTTAAATTGCAACATATGGGTACTACATTTGAAAAGATGCAAGATACCTTTGAGGTGTATAATAGTCTAGACTTAACTAGCGGAGATGTTGAAAGTATATTTAAAACATTTTCTAATGGTTCTGATAGTAAATACAATTTATTAAAAGAAGTATTAGAAACAGATATGAGTAAATCTACTTTGTATGATGTCTACAACGCACTTACTAATTATAGTTCTCATAATAAAAGAGCAATTAAAATTGGTAAGAAGAATGAAGAAGAGTACAAGATAGTTGATAGTAAGCGTGATACTATACAAAGTCAAGAGGCTAGAGACTTTGAAATTAGAAGATATATAAATAGTAATCACTTTATATTTTACTATCATAAAGCACTGGCTAATCTAGGTAGAAGTGTAGCATGACGTTCTATCACGGATTAGGTATGTTCCTATTTAATATGGTTGCCCTACTAGTTGGGGCAATCATTGGATATTTTATTATTAACAAAGTAGAACAAGAGAAGAAACGAAAAGAACTTATGGAACACCTAAAGGGCAAGAAAGATTGGGATAAATAGATATACTATATACTAACCCCCCTGCAACGACAGGATACTATAACATATTTTTATGGAAAAATACAGTATACAAATTGACACATCAATTAGAATATGCTATGATTGTAAATCAAAAGCAGTTATAGTTATTGAAAAAAAATATTAATGTGCAACTTGTGGACTACACAAATCAACAAAAGGATTAAATGGACAAGGCAATAAGACAAGTAAGAGATAGAACACCTGAAGAAAAAGTATTAATTGCTATCATTCAACAGACAATGGAAGATGCATTTGAATTAAGTAAGTCTACTAATCTTAGTATGGCTGAGATACAACAATCAAGGAACTGGTTTAGAACTAAGGCATGTGAAATAATATGCGACCACTTAGGTACAACACAAGACCATGTTATTAAACTGTATGATAGGTTATCAGAAAAATATAAAACTGGACAAATAACACAAAATGATTTAAGATTTGCAATTAGAAGATTGGAGTTAAAACTATGAAAAAAATATTACGAAGAGTTAATACATGGTCATTGTATTACAGAACAGAGATTGTTTGGTTTGTAATTGGATTTATAATGGGAGGAATATTAGTATGAATAAATATACACTAGCACAAATACTTGAAGCATGGGAATCTGCTTATGGTGAAGACATGCATGAAGAGTATCCAGGTTTCATTCAGAGATTGTCTGAAGAAACAGACAAAGAAACTGATATTAAAAATCTCAGAGAGTAGATTAAAAATGAAAATTAAAGAAATAGAAAAAAAGATAGGCACACTATCAAACCCTAGTAAGATGCCTGCGTTTGGCTGGGGCATATCTGCAAAGCATTGTAAGACTGGTAGTAAGCTGGCAAAGATAAAAGGCACTATATGTCATTCCTGCTATGCACTAAAAGGTAGATATGTATTTAAAAATGTATTTGATGCACACGAAGTTAGAAGAAAAGCAATAGAACTAAATGAGTGGGTAGATTATATGTCAATGTTACTGACATTAAAATATAAAAACCTAGATAAATCAAAGAGATATCATAGGTGGTTTGATGCAGGAGACATACAATCTTTTTCACATTTAATGAAAATATTTGAGGTATGTGAGCATACACCACAGATAAAGCATTGGTTAGCCACAAGAGAATATCAATTTATAAAAGACATCAAAGAAGAAGATGTACCAAAGAATTTATGTTTGCGTGTATCTGCAATTAAAGTAGATAGTCCACCACCTAATTTTTGGAAGTGGACATCAGGTGTACACAAAGATAAATCTGCAGTAGGTAGGGAATGTCCTGCACCAAAACAGAATGGTGAGTGCGGCAGTTGTCGTGCCTGCTGGAGTCGTTCAATTAAACAAGTAAGCTACAGGGAGCATTAATGGAAATAAATGACAAAGAGATAGCAGATTGGGTTAATGATTGCCCAACGCACAAGATAGAAGTTTTATATTCAGATGAAAATGGTATTCAACTTTTAGTAAATTTTAATAATGAAAAAGAGGAGGACTAGTGATAAGAACAATAATATATCATTCTATAGATGATGATGAAAATAAAATATATATTGATTTACATGAAATAAAAAAAGAAATGATTAAGTTAATGAAAAAAAAATATCCCCAATATGATATTGAAATAGTGGAGGCATCATGACAGTAAGAAGTAATCACAATAGTCTATTAAATTATTTTTTGTATGATGATAAAGATTTATCAAAGGCTTATGTAAGAAAATGTAAGAAGTTTTTAAAAGAATTAAAAAAACAAATGGAGAACAAATGAGTGTAGATGGTAAAGAACATTGGATAGAAAACAGAGCCATAGAATTGTTTGAGGAAATGCAAAGAAAAAATCCTCACTTATCTTGGAATGAAATAGATGAGTTA